AGGGCTATTTCCAAACCCAGGTCCGTGTGACCTTTGAATCCATCGAGGGACTCTGACCCATGGCAATTCTCCGAGGCGAACAAGGTTCTGTTCAGTTCGACGCAGCTGGCAGCACTAACGCCACCATCGTTGGCACCCGCAGCTGGAGCCTGACCACCACCAAGGAAACCTTGGATGTCACCGATCATGGCGACACCTTCCGCTCCTTTGTTGGCAGTCTGATCTCCGGTTCTGGCACCGTTGAGCTGGTCTATGACCCCGACGCAACTGGCCAAGCTGGTTTCCTGGAGGATGTGCTGACTGCTGCTGATCCGGCAGACGCCACCTTTGAGTTGTTCACCACCGGCTCCACTTCGGGCTCTGATTCGATCAGCTTTGCCGGCATCATCACCGACATGGAAATCAGCTCCACTGTTGGCGAACTCGTCGTTGTTAGCTGCAACTTCATCACCAGCGGTGCCATCACCGGCAACCTTGAGTGATAAGGGGTATATTTGGGGTGATTTACTCACCCCTTTAGGTGCCCGTGGCTAAACGTCTTGTCGATGAATTGGTTGAGGCATTTGACCTAAACCAGCGTCGCAAGTTTGTTTTGAAGCATCCCAGCGGCAAATCCTGGGATCTGTATTTCAAGCCGATCACCCGCGCTGACCGTAAAAAGGCTCAGTCACTGGCTGGCACTGATGATGCGCTGGACATCAGCACTCAGATGCTGTGCCAAATGGCTGAGCTGGAAGATGGCTCCAAGCCTTTTGCGGCTGCAGATACGGCCAAGCTTCAGCGCATGTTGCCTGAGTCGGTTTTGAATGAGCTTGAGCTGTTCCTGTTCGGCCTAGGCGATGCTGAGTCGCTTGAGGAAGCAAAAAACGGCTGAGGGAAGACTCTTGGCTTTTCTTTGAGTTCTTCCTAGCAACTGAACTTGGCAAAACCGTCAGCGAGTTACGCGGCAACCTGACGGAGGCTGAGTTTGTGATGTTCGCGGCTTATTACGAAGTCAAGAACGAGCGCGAAAAAGCAGAGATGGCAAAGGCGCGGGTAAGGAGTCGATAAAACGTCGGTAGACTGAATCAAAGGATTAGGTCGGGCCGTGGCTGTTGCCGTTGTTGACGTACAGGTAAGAAGCGCAAACGCGGTCAGCCAGCTGCGTCAGATCAATACGGCTTCAAAACAGGCTCAGGGCGCAATTCAGGGCCTTGCCAAGGCTGCTGCCGGCCTTGCTTTAGTTGAGTTCGGTCGTAGGTCTGTTCAGGCTGCAGCTTCAATTAATGATCTCAATACTCGCCTCAAGCTTTTAACGACTGAATACGGCGAATTTGAACAGGCACAGCGGTTAGCGGGCCAGGCGGCCAAGACATTTGGCCTGAGCACTCGTGAGGCCACGGCGGGTGTTGCTGATATTTATGCACGCTTGAGACCGCTAGGGATCAGCCTTGAAGAGATTTCTTCGACCTACAAAGGCTTTAACGTTATTGCCAGGCTGTCTGGTGTTAGCGCCGAGGGCGCATCGGCTGCGTTCACTCAGTTGGCTCAAGCGTTGGGCTCTGGGAGTTTGCAGGGTGATGAATTTAGAAGCATTGCTGAGCAAGTGCCGGGCTTGTTGCAGGCTGTGGCTGAAGAGACAGGCAAGAGCGTTGGGCAGCTCAAGAAATTTGCATCAGACGGCAAGCTGACCTCGGACATCCTAATTTCGGCTTTGAAGAAAGTTGAAAAGGAAGGCGCCGGAAAGATTGCAAAATTAGTTCAACAGTCTGACGTTCAAAAATTCAAAGATTTACAGAACGCTGTTGATGAGCTATCGACGGCCTTTGGCCAGACTCTGCTGCCAGCGGTGACTCCAATAGTCAAATTGCTGACTGATTTGGTCAAAATTATTGGTCAACTACCCTCGCCTGTTCGCACGGCGGCAGTGGCGGTCGGGCTGCTTGCGCTTGCGGTTAAGACTCTGAATGGGGCGATTGCCGTTTCATTGATTCAGCGCTTAGGCACGGCTTTGGCTGGGCTTGCTGGCGTCACAAATACAGTCACTGTTGGTTATACGGTGGCAGGCGCCGCAATCACTCAGACCAATCTAGTAATCACTGCCAGCACTATTGCGGTCGGTGCATTAAAGGCTGCATTGCTTGCGCTTCCTTGGGTTGCTGTGGCGGCGGGCGTTGCCTTCTTTGTCAGCAAAATCATTGAAGCCAATAACAAGCAAAAGGAGCTTAATGAAACCATTAAATCTGGAAGTCGAGAGGCTCTTGAAGCAGCCTTAAGCGCGAGTGTTTTGGCTCAAGCTCAAGCACAACAGCGCATTCAAAACCTGAAGAATCAGCGCAAAGTCACGGGTGCTGCAATGCGTAGCGCCAAGGCTGATCTTGACCTGCAGAACGACAACATCCGCCGTATTCAGGATCGTCTTGGACTGTTGGCTGAAGAGGCAGACATTCAACAAAAGAACTCACAAACGATTTCAGACGAGACGAAAAAATCAAAAGAACGCAAAGACATATCTGAGCGACAGCTTCAACTAGAGGCCAAATTGCTAGAAGCCCAAAACAGGAAAGATTTAGTTGAACAAGCTTATTTAGAAAAGCTGATTAGACGTGAGCGAATTCTCGCTCAAGAAATGGAGCCGCGAGAGCGGATGCTCGCATTGTTACAGTCTGAGTTCCAGTACAGCAACCAAATCAAGCAGATCAGGCAAGAAATTGCCGACATCATGGCTGGAGCGAGAATTACGACAGGAGAAGCGACTTTTGACGGCTCAGAAGCTGGCGGAATCTTTACTGCTGACGATGCAAGAACAAAGCACCTTAAAGAACTGAAGAAGAAAGTTGAGGATCTTGTTAATCCTTTAGAGCAGGTCAAGGCGGTTTCTGGCGCCGTTGCTGATGCGTTTAGCCGTGGAATCACCGGAATGGTGGAGGGAACAATGACCGCTCAGCAGGCGTTGGCGGGATTCTTCAAGTCAGTGGCGCAAAGCTTCATGGATATGGCCAAGTCAATTATTGATGCTGCCATTCGGATGATGGCATTTCAAATTATTTCAAGCTTGTTTCCTGGGGCTCCAAAATTCTCTGCCTCAACAATGACGGCACCTGGCTTGGCTGGTTCACTAAATGTTCCTGGAATCTTGCCGGGAATTTCTCCCGCTGGCGCCTTGGCCTCTGGTGGCACTGCAATGGGCGGCAAAAGCTATCTGGTAGGCGAGAAAGGCCCTGAATTGTTTACCCCTGGCCGCACTGGCAGCGTTGCCCCGAACGGCAGCTTTGGCGGAGCTAGCGTCACCGTGAACGTCGATGCCAGCGGCAGTAACGTAGAGGGCAACGCCGATCAAGCAAATCAGCTTGGCAAAGCAATCGGTCTTGCAGTCCAGCAAGAATTGATCAAACAGAAGCGTCCTGGAGGCTTGCTCGCCTAATGGCTACCTTCCCTTCGATTAATCCGACCTACGGCGTTCAGAAGAGCAGTGCTCCTGTAGTCCGCACAGTCCGCTACGGCGACGGCTACGAACAGCGCCTGACCTACGGGCTCAATCAAAACCCCAAGGTCTACAACTTGACCTTCGAGGTATCCGAGACCGACTCCGACACCATCGAAACGTTCTTGGATGCTCGCGCTGCCGATAACGCCAGCTTTGATTTCACGCCACCCGGCGAAGGATCAAGCTCTAAGTTTGTCTGCGAGAGCTGGAGTAAGTCGATCCCATACTTGAACCGCGCCACGATCCAAGCCACCTTCCGCCAAGTATTTGAACCCTGATGGCATACGCAGCTTGGACTGACGCAAACGCCTACGTCGTCGGTGACATTGTTCGCGCCACTGCGCTCCAAGCGAGCGGCTTAGTCTTTCGCTGCACGACTGCTGGTACGTCAGGCGCTAGTGAACCAGCTTGGGGCACTGATATTGGCAGCACCGTCACCGATAACACGGTGGTGTGGACAGCAGTCGCTAGTTCCTATGAAGAGCTGGCGGAGATTGCACCAAGCGCGATCATCGAGTTGTTTGAGATGACGCTGGATGCCACGTTGCACGGCGGCAGCGACACCTTCAGATGGCATAGCGGCGCAAATGCCGACGTAACCGGCAACATCATCTGGAACGGCAACACCTACACAAGGCTTCCAGTTCAGGCTGAAGGCTTTGACTACACCAACACTGGATCGTTACCGCGTCCGACGC